CTTCAAGGAATTATTTGCATTAGACGGTAAGAAATCAACATTAACTCAAAACGATATTCAAAGAAGAAATACCATATCTTTATTATTACAAGATTGGAACTTAATTGATATTGTTAAAAAAGAATCGACGGAAGATAAAGCACCGTTGAGTCAAATAAAAGTATTACCATTTAAAGAGAAAAAAGAATGGACGTTATCTGCTAAATATAATATAGGTAAAAAAGTGGACGACAAGAAGGATACAAAACCAAAAACAGTTGTTGGTAATACAATGAGCGATGAATAAATGCAGATATCAAAATTCAAAGAATACATAACAGAAGCAAAAACTTCTGGATCATATAGATTAATCATTATATCAGATGAACCTGAAAATGATTTAAACTTCCATACAGCTAAAAACTTATTGAAACAAGCAGATAAGCTTGGTCATAAGTCATACATCTATAGAAATACTGGTGGGTATGTAACTGTTGAAGATGATGAAGAAATGTATTTCCATAATCAAGATGACAAAAAAGGATTTAGAGTATCAGCAAGAGATACAGTTGCTATTATAAGAGGTTCAGTAGTACGTAGAGATAGTTGGATGGACTTGGTATCAAGATTAGAAAAACACCAAGTGTGTGTAGTTAACAGTAGAGAATGTGTTAGTATGTGTGCCGACAAATATAGAACTTCATTAAGATTAGCAGACTATGGTATTAGACAACCTAAATCAGTATTGGTAACTGATCCAGAAAATTCAATGGAATCTTTTGATAGTTTAGAAGAAAAGTTTCCTGTTATCTTAAAGACATTAAGAGGTTCAAAAGGTGTTGGTGTCTTGTTTATTGAATCAGAAAAATCATTAGATTCAATAGTACAATTACTTAATAAACAAGATGAGGATTCTGATATATTATTACAGCAATATATAAAAACTAAATGGGATGCTAGAGTTTTAGTATTACAAGGTAAAGTATTTGCTGCTATGAAAAGACACGTAGTGCCAGGAGATTTTAGAAGTAATGTATCAAGAGGTGCAGAAGTAGAAGAATTAAAATTAACAAAATTAGAAACAGAAGAAAGTTTAAAAGCTGCTAAGGCAGTAGATGGTCAATGGGTTGCAGTAGATTTTATACCGTCAGCAGATAGAGTAAACGAAGAACCATTTGTTATTGAAGTTAACTCTTCACCAGGTACAGAAGGTATAGAAGAAGCAACAAATAGAAATTTAAGTAAAGAAATTATACAACACTTTGAAAATAGAGAACATTGGAAAAAAGTTCCAACTATGTGTGGGTATAAAGAAGTTGTCTACATACATCCATTTGGACGTATAGTAGGTAAGTTTGATACAGGTAATTCAGGTACGTCTGTTATACACGCTGATAAAATAAAAAAATCAGGTGGTAAAGTTACTTGGTCGTTAGAAGGTAAGACACTATCAAACGATATCATACGTAAGCAAACAATTAACGTAGGTGGTTTAAGAGATTATAAAGAAGAAAGAATAGTAATAAAACTTGATGTAAAATTTGCAGGTGGATATTACAAAGAAGTGGAATTTACTCTTGATGATAGGGATGAGAAATCAAAAATCTTATTTGATAGAGAAACAATGAATCGTTTTAACGTAATGGTTAATCCGAATCGTAAATATATAATAACTACAAAGTATAGTTTAGATGACAAGAAAGGAGAAGAGAAGAAATAAGATGAGTATAAACGGAAAAGTAAAATGGTTTAATGCTACCAAAGGTTTTGGTTTCATAGCCAGAGAAGACAATGAAAAAGATGTATTCGTACATACTTCAGCAGTTAAAGAAGCAAATTTAGAACTGAATGAAGGTGACGCAATCACTTTTGATATTACTGAAACGCCTAAAGGCAATTCAGCAATTAATTTAAGAAAATAAGGAAAGGAATCACAATGGTTGTAGAGACCAGAAGTAAAGAAGAGATAGCAAAGGACATCAAATTTATCTTGGAAGATAAAGTTGCTCCTGCTGTAGCTCAACACGGTGGTTTTATAAATTATTTAGATTTTGATATGGATTTAGGTGTTGCAAAATTAGAACTAGCAGGTAGTTGTTCAGGTTGTGCAATGTCTAAACAAACATTACATCAAGGCGTGGAAGATATGTTAAAGCATTATGTTCCAGAAGTTAAAGCTATTGTAGGAGAAGATGATGAAAAGGCAGAAGAGAGAGGTTATTCACCATATATGCCTAGAACTAGCATTGACTAATTTTTAATTCTATGTTATATTATAATCAAGGAGAAATATAATGGCTAGTGAAATACAATTATTACGCCTAACAACAGGCGAAGATGTTATTGGCAAAATCACAAAAAACGAAGACACAATTACAATAGAAAAAGGTTGTGTACTTATACCTAGACAACAAGGTCCAGGTAAACCAGTAACTTTAATGCTAACACCTTATGCACCTTATAGTGAAACTAATACTATAGATATTAATAAGGATGTTGTTGTGTCGTTTTCAAAACCAAAAAAAGATATACAAGATACTTATATTCAAAGTACTACATCTATTGTAACACCTAAAAAACAGTTAATAACTGAAACAGGTTTGCCTACATTAGATAAGTGATAGATGTATATTTTGTAAGGGACGGATCAAAAATTCGTGTTCAGACTAGAGAAGGTTTGAGTGCAATGGAGGCAGCGAAATTTGAATCACACGTACCTATACCAGAAATTCCTGCTGATTGTGGCGGCAACTGTATGTGTTGTACGTGCCACGTATATGTTGATGAGCAATGGGTAGACAAAGTACCAAAACCATTAGACTCTTCAATAGAAGAAGAACAATTAGAATATGAAAAAGGATATAATCCAGCAACAAGTAGATTAAGTTGTCAGATAAAACTTACTAAAGAACTTGATGGTTTAGTCCTACATTTGAGACCAGATGAACTTTTATAAAAATGTAATAGAATATAAAGGCAAACTCCTTGTTAGAGGTGTAAGAGATAGCAAAGAGTTTAAAGAGAAGGTTAATTTTTCACCTACATTATATTCAGTATCACAACATCAAGAAGAATTTAAATCATTACAAGGACATAATTTAAGACCTATTACTTTTTCATCTATTGACGCTGCTCGTAGATTTAAACGTGATGTGGCAACTAAAAATGCACCAGTCTATGGACTTGATAGATTTCATTATCAATACATCAATGAAGAGTATACAAAACAAGTTAAGTGGTCAAAAGAATTAATTAAAATATTTACATTAGATATAGAATGTACCTGTGAAAATGGATTTCCAGAAGTAAATAATCCAGTTGAAGAATTGTTATGTATTACAGTTAAGAATCAAACAAACAAACAAATTATAACGTGGGGTATTGGTGAGTTTAAAACCTTACGTACAGATGTAACTTATATTCAATGTACAGATGAAAGACATTTAATAATGGAGTTTATGAAATTCTGGTTGAAGAACTATCCAGATGTTATTACAGGTTGGAATACTAAATTCTTTGACTTACCTTATTTGATGAATAGAATTCAATTAATTGCAGGTGCTAAAGTTGCAAATAGAATGTCGCCTTGGAACTTAATTAATAAAGAAGAAATAATTGTAAGAGGTAGACCTAATACATATTATTCATTGTTTGGTATTGCAATGTTAGATTATCTTGATTTATATAAATGGTTTATACCAGTAAGACAAGAGAGTTATAGATTATCTTTTATAGGTGAAACTGAATTAGGTGAAACTAAAGTAGAAAATCCATATGATACTTTTAAAGATTTCTATACAAAAGATTTTCAAAAATTTGTAGAGTATAATATTCAAGACGTAGAAATAGTTGACGCATTAGAAGACAAGTTAGGTCTAATTGATTTATCTTTAACTTTTGCTTATGAAACTAAAGTAAATTATAACGATATTTTTTCACAGGTAAGAGTTTGGGATACATTAATTGCAAACCACTTGATGACAAAAAAGATTTGTGTACCACCTAGGGAAGACCACATAAAGGACACCAAGTATGAAGGTGCGTATGTGAAAGAACCTAGACTTGGTATGCAAAAATGGGTGGTGTCTTTTGATATCAACTCACTTTATCCACATATTATTGTACAATATAATATTTCTCCCGAAAAAATATTAGGTGTTAAACCATCTGGTGTTTCTGTGAATAAAATGCTTGAGAAGAAGACACCCCTAGATTATTTAAAAACAGAAGGTGCTTGTATAACACCTAACGGTGCAATGTTTAAAAGAGATAGTCAAGGTTTCTTACCTGAAATGATTGAAAAGATTTATAAAGACCGTGTGATATATAAGAAACGTGAGTTAAAAGCACAAAGAGAATATCAAAAGAATCCAACAAACGAATTAAAAAAAGAAATTGCTAGATGTCATAATGTACAATGGGCAAGAAAGATTGCTTTGAATAGTTGTTATGGTGCAATAGGTAATCAATACTTTAGATACTATGATATAGCACAAGCAAGTGCTGTAACTACAGCAGGGCAATATATTATAAGAAATATAGAACAAAAAGTAAATGAATATCTAAATCAAATATTACAAACACACAACGAAGTAGATTATGTACTAGCGTCTGATACAGATTCAATTTATGTATCGTTTGATAAACTTGTAGAGAAGACTTGTAAAGATAAAACAGACCAACAAGTATGTGATTTTCTTGCTAAGGTATGTGATAACAAATTAGAACCTTTTATTGCAAAACAATTTGAAGACATTGCAGATTATAC